CGCAGGCCAGTCCAGACCGGAGCCTTGACGCCAGCAGCCCGCAACACGGCCACGTCCGGATCACTCGCATCCTCCCGGACCCCAAGCAACCGATCCAGAGCCACTTGCACCGCCGCCCTACCACGCGCACTTCCGTCCACGCCAGCCTCCACCCGCGGGGTGCCGTTATCGGTCACCACCGGCCCGCCAAAGTTGCCCCGCAGCGACTGGAGCAACTCCGCCTCCACCTGCAAACTCTGCTCAAGTACGCGCCCATACGTCGCCACATCAGGCCAGACAGCCGCCCCGGACTTGTACGGATCAAGAGCCTTCACCACACGGGCCGCAGCCGAAGCCGGTAGCCCACTCTCCCCAACACGCTGATAGAGCAACCCCGCGCAGACCGGGCGCAGATCAACAGCCACATCACGCGCCACGACCTCCGAGACAGGATCAGTCACCACTTCAGTGCCGTCTTCACGCACCGCAACCAAGTCGCCGGTCATCACAAGCCTCCTACAGTCCCAACCGTACCCACTCTATACCATATTCCCGTTATCTGCATCCGGCAGCACGCGTTCCAGCCACCGCAGAACCTCACGCGCCTGGTCACTCGTGCCACCACCCCAAAGCGCACTCGCTACCACGCCCGGGCTTGGATAGTCGGCATGCGCAGGATCAGCCGCCGGTGCATCAAGATCGCTCATGTGTCTAAGAAGCCAAGCCCGCATGCGTCGTGCCTTCTCCACCGTCACAGTCCCAGCAGCCATGCTCCGAGCCTCATCAACCGTCGCCGGCATCAAACCATCACCAGCCAGCCCGTCTTCAAACCACTGGAGGCCACGAGCCAAGTTCCGCCGGACAAACGCAGGCACCGGTATCGTCGCCCCGCCACCCGCAGCTTCCGCCACCACGTCCGGAGCAACCACGTAAGACTTACCCTCACCGATCAACTTCAAGAACCGCCCGCCAGCACTAGGCAGCGTCACCAGGTCACAACTGCGGAGAACCGGCAGCCCGTCAACCGTGTTACCACCACGCGCCATGCGAGCCATGCCGTCAATCGAGAACCCAGCCGGAGACATGGAGCCTTGAGAAATCGCCTGATACCCAAGGTCCGCAACCCACCCGGCACTCTCCAGCACGTGCAGCGTCGCGGTCACTTCCTGCCGCCCCACCCCATCCGCGTCAACCACATCCCGCAGCGCCGGATCACTGAAGTACCCCACCAGGTCCCGCACCGAGCGTTGAGGTTGCTGAGCATCCTGAGCGGGCGTCGGATGATCCGCAAAGCACCGCAACCCCGGAGCGGCCCGAGCCACATCGGCCAGAGCGCCCCTCGTATACGTCCGCCCACTAAGCGCACGCCCCTCCCTGATCATCACCACCCGAAACGCCGGCATCTCATTCACCTCCTACCACTGCGCCACTCTCGTCACCGTCACGTAGATCGCCCTGCCCCGACAACTGCCACCACAACCGCCGAGCCTCACTCTTCGTAATCCACCCCGCAGAAGCAGCAGCCGCAACCGCCCTGGTCGCACTGTCAAGCGCAGCCGTCCTATCGACCATCTGATCACCAAGCGGATCATCAAACACTACCGAAAACGCCAGCACCGCACCGCGCCTGACCGTACCGGCCGCTAGAGCGGCCTCTATGACGCGCTGGCAAATCCGCTGGATGACGTGCCGGAAATACTCCTGCCGACGCTGAAAGCGCTTCATGGCAGGCAGCCCCATTTCAGCAGCAGTCGCACGGTTCGCGTTGCCACCTTCTGACAGATAGTGTTCAGGCACACCAGCACCAGTAGCGACCATCAACCGTATCGCGCGTCCATCGTCACGCACATCATCGGCACCGATGTTCGGTTGAACGGCCTTCCATTGTTCCAACTCGTTGTGAAACAGGATGCTTCCCGGTTCCGGAGGGTACGCCTCATACTCGCGCCTGAGCCGTTCCAGATCGTCACGTCGCCCACCGTTGACCGTCACGTCATAAAGAAACGCGCCCTTACTGCGGTTTATACGCACCCTATCCAGCAGCCAGTCCTTATAGCGGATGATCCACGGCAGAACCGTAACCAGATCAGAGCGTCCACGTAGCGAGTTACTCACCCGGTTCACAGCGAAGTGGTCGATATCTTCAGCCGGTATCCAGACCCCGTCCACCTCACCCAGCGACCCCGCCACCGCATAGCGATAGCGCACCGGCTTCTCCACGTCGCCCGGCGCAGTCTCAATCGCCACTACCGAGCCGGGATCAAGCTGCCGGATAATCACCCGCCCCGTCGCCTGGTCAACAAAGTACCGCACAAACTGTTCGCCAAACAGGGACAGTTCAGTCTGGAGACTATAGACGCGCGTCCCCATGCGGTTCTCGCGATCATCCCAAAAGCGGTCTACAGCGGCCTGAACGGACTTGTCCTGAGCCATGACACGCACGCCACCGCCAAGGACGAAGTTCGTCCCCTGTTCAATCACGGCATACGCCAGCGGGTTCGTGCAGTAGGCCTCATACGCATCGTCCACACTCTGGACACGACTGGCATCAGACGCAGTCCGCCCCGCCCCGGCCACATCACCGATCCACCGCCAGCCCGCGTCACTCTCCGCCTCACGCGCAGGATTGAGCCGCACCGGACGCACCCACTCCGGCACCGTGCCATCGTCATAGTTCCGCATCACACCACCATAGTACAGATATGGCACCATTATCGCGCATGTCAAGCACACGCACGCCAACCCCACCCCCATTGTCGTTCGAGAACTTCTCACGAGACATAGCCCGCAGGCCGCTACGCCCGTACCAGCTGAGCGCAGCAAACGCCATCCTAGACAGCGTCCACAACAACCGTGGCGAGACGTTCGTCGTCATGATGGCCCGCCAGATGGGAAAAAACGAACTATCGGCGCAGCTTCAGGCATACCTGCTATCCGGAGCGATGCACCAGGGCGGATCAATCGTCAAGACCGCCCCGACATTCCGCCCACAGCTACACACCAGCATTGCCCGCCTCGACCGCATCCTACGCCACCCCGCGTTTGAAGGCCAGTATTCCCGCGAGTTCGGCTACCGTTCAGTGCTGGGAGAAGCAGAAGCCGTCTTCCTATCCGGCGGCCCGTATGCCAACGTCGCCGGAGCGACTGCGTCGCTACTACTCGAAATCGACGAAGGCCAGGACATCGACTTCGACAAGTACACGCGCGACTTCAGGCCGATGGCATCGTCAACCAACGCCACCACCGTCATATACGGCACCGCATGGACGGCAGACACGCTCCTAGAGCGCCAACGCGCAGTCAACGAGCGCCTCCAACGCAGAGACGGTATCCAGCGCAACTTCATATACCCATGGCCAGTCGGAGCCGAGCACAACCCGCAATACAGCCGTTTCGTGCAGTCTGAGATAGACCGACTAGGCGAGCAGCACCCACTGATCCTGACACAATACGCACTGGAACCAATCGACACCGCAGGCGGCCTCTTCGACCGCGACAGCCTGAACCTACTGAAAGGCCACCACCCGCGCGTTACCGCGCCGGACACCGCAGCCCCACCAACGACCTACCACGTCGCCGGGATCGACCTAGCAGGAGCAAGCGTCCAAGGGCAACACGCATCAGCGAACCCAACCCGCGACCGCGACAGCACCGTGATCACCATAGCCGAGGTCACCGAACCAAACGACCCAACAGCACACCCCACCATCCGCATTCTTGACATAACGTCATACCACCAAATCCCCCTACATCTACAGCAGCAGCGGATCGAGCAGATATTTACAACCACGTGGCCCACCGCCCGCATCGCCATTGACGCAACCGGCATCGGTTCCGACATCGCGACCCGCTTGAGCCAATCAATCGGCATTGCACGCGTCGAGCCAGTGGTATTCACGGTCGCATCAAAAACCCGTCTGGCATACAACCTACTCACGGCAGTGAACCGAGGCCAGATACGCATGTGGCACGAAGACACCACGCCACAATCACACGAATACGCCGAGTTCTGGCGCCAAGTGACGCGCGTAAAAGCCGTAACCCGCACGAACAACAACATCGGGTTCGAAGCCCCGCGTTCCCACCATGACGACTACGTGACATCACTAGCCCTGTGCGCGTGGGCAGCCCGCCAAGGCCCCCAGACCGATACACGCGCACTGTTGCGCGGTAACTTCGGCATCCCAGCCATATACCGCACACAGCGCCCCCAAGGTTCGCGCTTCTGACTAGCCACGCAAAGGAGCCAACATGCAGCAACGCCAGACCCCTTGGCAAACACCACGCCCACCAGGCGCCTGGTCACGCACAATCCGAGGCGTCGTGCTTCACCACACCGGCGGCATGTCGCCCGTCCCCTGCCACTCCAACGGATCGTGGCACTACCTCATAGACCGAGACGGCACCATTTACCAAGACGTGCCTGAAGAAGCCGTAGCGTGGCACTGCCGTGCCACCGACCGATGGAAGCCGGAGTGGGTGCAGCGCGGCTGCCAGTGGGCAGCCGCTTCGGACATCAACACGTGCACCATCGGTATCGAACTCGTGTCAGCAGCAGGCACAACGCCAATAACCGACACGCAGCACGTCGCGCTTCGCGCACTCGCAGCAGACCTAGCGTCCCGCTACGGAGACCTATGGTACGTCGGTCACGGAGAAGTGCAGTCAGACCGCCGACCCACCGAGCCGGACAACCTCGACTGGACAGCAATCGGATGCGGCCCGTTCGACCCACGCAACGGCCGACCATGGCACCTAGAGACGGAAGATGACATGACACCAGAAGAGCACGCACTACTGCAAGCCGTACGCGAGACGGAGTACCCGCCAGCCGAAGCCGAGAAACTAGTACGGATGTTCCAGAAACTCAACGCGACAGCAGCCAGCGTCGAACTCTGGATCAACGAGATAGGCGCACTCCAAGAGCAACTCAAGGAGGCGACACGTGACCACAACGCCGATGGATGACCACAAACCGCAACCATGGGCATCATTCCGCGACGTGATGGCAGGCACGATCGCAATAGCAGTCATCGGGTCAATCTGCTACAACGCCCTCGTAGAGCAATCTGAAGCAGCCATCACCGCCCTCGTATCCGCCAGCGGTGCAGTGAGCGGATGGCTATACCGCCAAGCAGCCAGCAGCGCCACATTCACCAACGGCAACGGCAACGGCAACGGAGCCACAGCCAAGCCCAAGGCAGACGCAACAGACACAGCACCGACACCGTAACTGCTACCATCAGTCGTCACCCGTTGTGACGCGGGCGGTGCCAGTTGTACCGTCAAGTGCGGGCCGCTACGTGGCAACCTACAGCGAACTGACCCACCGTTCTAGGACCACGTAGCGGCACCGGCGTCCCCCGCCCACAGAGGCACCCGTTCGTACTTCAGCCCCTCCACCCACCTGATCTGATCCCAGATCTTCCGCGGATCAAACGCAGCCGCATTCCCGTCAACCGAGTTCGCGTGCAGCAGCTCGTGGCAGTGCCTGATACGGCCCGCATAGTTCACACGACCGACATGCACCAGAACGCCACGCGATCTCGCCTCCTGACAAATCTTCACCACCTCATGACCAAGCTTCCATCTCGTGCTACCACCGATGAACACCGCGTCCACCTGGTCCCAGGGTAGCCGATCAGCCGTCAGTCCGTCCTGACACACCAGTGCAGCCGGAACCCCCAACGCCCGCAACATCGGCAACACCGCCTCACTCAATCTCCACGTAGCGACGTGATCGCCAACCACATCAGGCGCAGCCGCAAACAACGGCGGCCTGCCGGCCGCGTCCACCAACGCCCCAACGAACCGCAAGTACCGATCAAGACAAAACGGCCGACTATTCGCAAAGCACCCGTTATCAATCGCATAAGGGCGCCCGTTCCCCGCCACCCGCGCCAGCTTCGGCGCACGCGGCGTGCACAAGTGCCCGACCCAATCAGGCATGATGCCGAAGTCCATCGTAGCGCCCGTGAGGAAAATCAAGAAGCCCGCCATCTCCAGAGCGCGACCACGCACGTGATCAGCACCTTACCGACCACCTGCCCTTCAACAAAAGCGAGCGAGCCAAAGGCCACGAACAAAAACGTGACGCTATCGACGACACCGCCCACCACCCCAGAAGCAACCGTCGCCAACCAGGCCGACCTACTCCGAAGAGGCGTGTACACCGCAAAGTCAGACAACTCAGACACCGCAAACGCACACGCACTCGCTACCGCCAACGCCGGAGCAGCCAGCACCGCCGTCAAGACGACCCCGATACCAATAGCAGCCGCAGCCCATCGTGTCCCGTAATAATCCTGAACCAAGTCGCGCAGCCACAAAGCAACGCCAACCACGAACACTCCAGAAGGCGCCATCAACCCAAACCCAACCGGCAGCAGCCGCGGCCCACCATCATCAACCGCCCACCCAACATGCACCAGCATAAGATTTGCGCCCGGTATCGTCAGCACGTATCCCACAAACGCAAGCAATCCCGCCCAGTTGACTTTGCCGTAATCAACCACAAACATCTCCAGTCCGCCATGCTTCCAACCCACATTCTATTCGGCCATGCTTCCAGTCGAGATGAGGTCGTCGTATGCCACCACCTCGGCACGGATGAACCCCTTCTCCAAGTCGGAATGGATCACTCCGGCAGCTCCCGGTGCCTTCTCGCCACGGACAATCGGCCATGCACGAACCTCGTCCTCACCCGCCGTGAGGAACGAGATCAACCCGGTCAGGTCATAGCTTTGGCGAATGACCGATCCCGCGGCGAGCTCAACCAGACCGAGGTCGGCCATGAAGGTGGCGGCATCCTCTCCATCAAGCTGCGCCAACTCCATCTCCAGCTTGGCACAGAGGGACGCAACTGCCGTCATCGGGTACGAATACGCGGCGCGCACGCCTTCCTCGATGGCCGTACGGTCCCCTAACTGGTCTTCACCAACATTCACCAGCACAAGCACCGGCTTCAGGGTCAGGAACTGGAACCCTCTGATATCGCGTAACTGGTCCGGAGACAGATCGTGTGCGCGTAGCGGTTGCCCCTCCTCAAGGGACTTC